TTGTGGAGTTACTCCAAAGTGAGCACGTAACAATTCTGTATAACGTGTACCACCTCGTGCATCACGCTCAAGCAATCTTTGAATCTGAAATGACTGACGCAACTGATTAATAGTAGCAGCTGTAGCAGTAGATAAATCAGCATATAAACCAGTATTAGCACCAAATTTAGCTAATTCACCACCCTCCCAAGGACCGGTGTTGTCCGGACCAAAAGTACCGCCACTAATATATTTCATATTTGTAGAAGTGCCGGACGAATTATCTTTAAACTGGACAAAAGTATTATCAGACAAAACAGGAGCAGAAGTACCTAAAGGGAGCGTAACAGCTGTGCCACCTTTTTGTGGCCATGGCAACGCCCCAGTGAAATAATCATGACGCTTGCCACGTCGAAGGAGTGTGTAATTAGTAGCAGGGGACGCATCTGGCCCATCACCTCTATCTTCAGTAACGGAATTTTGAAGGTTTTGATCACGGAACCACTCGTTATAAATCAAATTATATGCACGTATCGGTAAAGCACTATGCGAGACGGTGTTGCCGGCAGTGACCTGGCCGACAGTAGGAAGGCCGAAATAATCTTGGAGCGAACCAACTGCGTATCCGCCAGCTGGAGACACTTGCTGAGGGATTGAGTATGAAATGCTATCCGAGGGATTATCCTGCTCACCCATGAATTTGACCCAATTCGTCCATACGAGACGGTTAGGGACAAAGAAAAAGAACGAATCCAAATGTAGATTATCCATGACCGGGAAAAGAGGCGTAGCCAAGCGGCCAAACATCGTGACGTTGACATTAAACGTATCACCGGGCAATACCTCCTCACACATAATAGGAACAAGATAACCACTATCAAAAGTAGTCTTCAATGTTTTTTGCATTGAAAAACGACTACGCGGAATATCCGCACGCGGAACCATCGCAAAATCATGAGTCGAAACTGATTTATTGTGAAACATAAGAACTCCAGTTAAAAAAAAAGCACCCCCAAAGGGGTGCAAGGGTCATGAGGACTGCAAAACATCCTTACCGCGAACAAGCACCAAAGGCGCTTCTTCAGTAGTAAATGTACCACTATTGTCATCAAATTGACCTAATAGGTACAAATCAAAATCATCAGGATGCTTATTAAGCTGATTATCAGCTGCAGAACGATTAACTTCGTCCGTAAAGTCACGAATAGCAACATTACGATGAGGAACAAAGAAAGGACGGTTGAAAACATCCGCGGCACGATCTTTAACAGAAACAATGAATTGCAACATTTTTTGACCTTAAATAGTACGTTTTGATTGATTAGAACGAGATAGACTCACATTTGCTCGAGCTATCTTACGGACTGGCAGATTCTCGTACATAGTACGATCTGCATCCATGTCGGCCCTGGCCGACGATCGAAACTGCATGTCAAGTGCTAAATCTGACCCTAGCTCCTTTAACAAAGTTTTGTAATAACGAGGAACTGGAGCCTTACTACCTTGAGTAGTAATCACTCCAGCATGAGGAAAAACATCAGACATGAAATATTCACTAAACCATGAACCGCCAATGCCCTGGCCGCGCATGCGTCCCTTAGACATTAACATAAATTCAGGATTTGGCAAAACAATTTCTCCTGTGTCATTATTCGAGTACAACGGCATCGGAGATGCGTTGGGGCCCTTAATCTTTTTTAAGATATAACGGGCAATGTATGCTGCAGACTCGAAGTTGAGGGAACCGATGAGGTGGTTCCCTTGAGGCCAGAGCTTGCTGACTCGAACACTAGTATAAGTCCTATCACCGCCAGAACGACCAAAAGGCACACGATCAGCGTGCCAATCCACTCCAAACAATGCAATATGAAAGTGCGGACGTCTTGAAACATCGCCGTATTCTCCTGAAGCTACATAGCGAAACTTATAACCTGCCTTACGCATACGCTTAAAAAACTTTTGCAAGTCAGCTTTAATCAGCTGCCCATGCTCAGGTAAGTGAGCGTCATCATACGTAAGGTTTAGCATACAAGACACCTTGTGCATCTGTTGCTCGTGCGTTATACGGATAGCCCACTCTCTCGAATAAGCTAACCTGCATTCCACACATTGACCGCATTTGATAGGCCCTTGAGAAGGATGTGTCCAGATCGAGGTACACATTAGGCCTTAAAGACGGATCCCGCCCCTCATAGGCGCTGCAACAATGTTAGCCATCTGGGTACGACCCATATGACTGCGAAACTGCTTAGCACTCGAGTGCTTGTGAACGCTTGAACGATGAAGAGGTTTCATGATGAACTCCATTAGAACAGATAACAAAGAAGGTGTCAATGGGCACAGTTACATCAAGTAGGAAACTGTGCCCACGCCACCAAGCTTGGCAGCTAAGACGCTGCCCCGTCGGCTTTCGCCGACTCCACAACCTCAGCAGGGACGTCCTTATGTTTGGCAGTAGGAACAGCCAGACCAAGGCGCACCGCCTCCTGAGCGTTGTCGGGATTAGCAAAAAACTCCAAAAACTCTTGGGGAGAGTTATGGAATCTCGCACGTACTTTTGCGTCCATACGCATAAAGTTCTCATCAGCTTGCCGAACTACGTTCATAGCCGATTGGAAATCAAAAATGCCTTCATAGTCGGCGTATTGAGGCATAGAAGCTGGCGTTGGAATATGGCCAGTCTTCATAAATCTATCAACAATATTGTTGATATCAGACTCTTCAGCAAATTGCTGTTGAGTCAAAGAGGGATCATTACAAATAAGTCCTGTTTCATCTGAAACTTTGGACATATCGTAATTGTATGGTGTACGAAGAAATACATTCATAAAAAAAACTCCTTATTAACGTGGGCGAATAAGTGCTTTAAACACTTCAAGAACAGGTCGCAATTGACTTGCTTCGCGACCAAAATTATCAAACTTCCTAGCAGCTTGTAAGTCTAGATCTCTAATCTCTTTTTCAATTTTTTCAACTTCGGTCTTAGCCTTGTTCAAAAATTCAGCTGAACTCAAATATTCAATCTCTTGTTTCAACTTATCAGCTGTTGCTCGATACATATCACCTAAAGCAGCTTGTGTAAATCCTTGTTGATAATAAAGATTTTTCTGCTCTCTAAGAGTATCAGTTAAGGCTTTAATACGTGCATTATCAGTAGTTAAATTACTTACTTCAGCCTTCACTTTAGCAACTGTTTCATTAACAACAGCAGTTTGTGCTTTAGTAAGTTCAGTCTGAGCTTCAACTTGAGTAGTCTCAACACCAGTCTTCTTTTCTTGGGCTCCTGTATAAC